ATGAAAAGGTCGTAGCACACCTCATTGAGGAAGGTTACGCCAATGATGTAGATTCCGCAGATTCTATTATTAATGGTATGAGTGAGCAGTGGTTTGAGTTAATCACGGAGAACTGATAAATGGATAGAATTACAGGTAAAGACGCTCAGAATATGATGGAAGCCCTCCATCAGGTTTATGCTCAACCAGAAGTTGAGCAACTTGATGAAGAATTGAACCTTCTTAGAGAGTTTGATACTGAGGAGGGTTCTAATATTCCAAGTGCGGCAGAGAGACAGCGGAGAGAGAAAGAGAAAGAACGTGCTCGTATTGAAAGAGATCGTTTGATTCAACAGGCTGGTGGTGGAGCCGCAAGAGAAGCGGAGAGAATTGCATATAGGAAAGCTAATCCTGAAAAATCTTCAATGTTTGACCCTACCCCATCAGCTGATGATGAGGTCAATGCTAGGTATAATACGAGAGTTCAAGGTGAAAAAGCTTTAAGACAACTTGGTGGTGGAGACCTTGACAAAGGTTTAGAGATATTCAGAAAACAACAAGCGGAAAGAGCGGTTGCAAACGCAAAAGACCAAAAAACCGATCCGCCAGTAAGAACTGACCCACCAGTAAGAACTAACCCACCAGTAGGCGGAAATCGACCAGCAGCATCAACATCTACTGCTGCTCCCGCACCTGCACCCGCACCTGCAAAAACCTATAAGGTTGGTGATAAGCAGATGAGCAAGGCAGAAATCAATAGAGAGTATGCTAGGTTGAGAAAAGATGATCCTGCTGCTGCAAAAGCATTTGGTGATAAGGCATTTCGTGCCACTAATCCAAAACTTGCTGCTGCTAGTGCGGAGAGAGCAAGAATTAGGGGAACTGCACAGACTGATAATCCTTTGATGAAGGATATGAGAAGTCGTATGCCTGCTGGTGCTCCTACTGTTCAGAGTCCAGCAGTTGCTAAACTTGGTGCTGGAAACCAGTCTTTGGTAAATAATCCAAATGCTGGAAGGGCTGCTACTCCTGCCGCTAAATTCAATCCTAATGCTCCAAGAGTAACTCCAACAGGCACACCTAGACCAACTGCTGGTGCTGCTGCTTTTGCTAGACCCGCTGCTGCTACTCCTACCGCTAAATTCAATCCTAATGCTCCAAGAGTAACTCCAACAGGCACACCTAGACCAACTGCTGGTGCTAGTGCTGTTGCTAGACCTACTGCTGCACCTGCACCTAGACCTGCTGCTACTTCATTCAATCCTAATGCTCCAAGAGTAGTTCCAACTGCACCTAGACCAACTACTGGTGCTAGTGCTGTTCAACAAAGGAGACAGCGTATTGCAGCATCTGCTGATCTCTTTGATATTGTTAGAGGTGAACTTCTCGATGAAGGTTATAGTGAAGAAGATGCTATGTACATTATGGCAAATCTTAATGATGAGCAAAGAGAAATTGTTATGAATGAGGGTATTGGTGCATTAGTTAAATTGGGTGCAAAAGCTTTAAGAAGTGGTGCTGGTAAGAAGTTACTATCGAAGGCTACTGGTCTCATTAAGGGTGGTAAAAAAGGTACATCTGCTATTGGTAAAAGAGCAAGTAAAGTTGTTAAAGACCAGAGAGCAGGTGTTGCTGGAAATGCTGATGACCTCAATCGGATGCAGAAAGACGCAGAAGCAGGTCTTTCTAGATTGAAAAAATTAAAAGATCCTACTCCTTCCAGTGCAGCATCTGCTGCCAGAAGAGTTGAGCGTGATGTGAGAAAATCTAATGCAATGACTCCTGCAAGAACCTCATCAAAACCATATGGTCAGGCTATTGATAAGTCAGTATCAGATCAGGGTAAAACAAGTTTTGAAGTACCTAAACAATCTTCTATTCGCAGACCACCCTCATATAAAGAGGTGATGGCGAAGTACCGCCAAGAATTTGCTAATAAATCTCCAGAAGAAAAGCAAAGAATCTTCAAAGATTATGTTAGACGGTGGGAGGAAAGAAACAAGTGATTTATGGGGAGGTCATTAAGACCTCCTTTTTTAATAAATAATTGAAAACTATTGATAGACCAATGAGCAGATTTAAAGATTTACTTAAGGGCAAAACACCAGCACCTGCACCTAAGGTTGAGGCAGTACGTGCTCCTGAACCTGTTGTAGAAGAGGTTGTTGAAGCACCAGCACCAGTACTCGAAGTTGAAGAGACTGAAGAAGAAGTAAAGGTTGCTCTTGAAGAACTCACCAAAGATGAATTGGAAGTTTATGGTAGGGAGCTTGGTGTTGAGCTCGATAAGCGTCACAGTAAGAAGGCACTGATCAAGGAATTGGAAGAATTGGAAGGGAAGTGATCCACTTTTACAACTGTCCACTGGGGTGCTTCGGCACCCCTTTTTTCTTGTATAATTACTTCAGTTGAAACAAACGACTTCATGACCATCTCCGCTGACTACATCCGCACTTCTCTCCAAGCAGTGTATGGAGAGTCCGTGACTGCCGCCGATATTCGTGCTTGGTGTGCTATGAATGGTTCCAATTATCAGACTGTTACTAAGAAACTTGATTCCTACAAGACTGGTCGTGGTAAGTGGAATCTGACCATTCAAGAAGCACGAGAGCAGTTTGAGCAGGTTGTAAAAGCACCTGCCGCTATTCCTTCTGTGGAGCAAAATCTTATCCCTGAAAAAGATGATACCTTCGTCCGCTTTGGTAACTTTGGCGATATTCGCAAAATTATTCAATCCCGTCTTTTCTATCCTACGTTCATTACGGGTCTTTCTGGCAACGGTAAAACGTTCTCTGTTGAGCAAGCTTGTGCCCAACTTGGACGCGAACTGATCCGTGTAAATATTACTATTGAGACTGATGAAGATGACCTTATCGGTGGTTTTAGGCTTGTTGATGGGAATACTGCATGGCATAACGGTCCCGTCATCGAAGCACTGGAGCGAGGAGCAATCCTTCTCCTTGACGAGATCGATTTGGCATCCAATAAAATCCTCTGCCTTCAGTCCATTCTAGAAGGTAAAGGTGTCTTCCTCAAGAAGATTGGTCGTTGGGTGAAACCTGCCTCTGGGTTCAATGTCATTGCCACTGCCAACACCAAGGGTAAGGGTTCTGACGATGGACGTTTCATTGGAACCAATGTGCTCAACGAAGCATTCCTTGAGCGTTTCCCTGTGACCTTTGAGCAGTCCTATCCTGCCCCTGCGACTGAACAGAAGATTCTTGAAGGCGTTGCTCTGGATCTGGGTGTGAAAGACCGCGACTTCTGTAAGCGACTGGTGGACTGGGGTGATATCATCCGCAAGACCTTTTATGATGGTGGCATTGAAGAGATCATCAGCACCCGTCGCCTGGTCCATATCATTCGTGCCTATTCGATCTTCCAAGATAAAGCAAAAGCAATTCAAGTCTGTGTAAACCGATTTGATGATGAAACCAAACAAGCATTCCTTGAACTGTATGACAAAGTTGACGCCGACTTCCAACTCCCTGTGGATGGAGTACAAGAAGATACTATTTCAACTCTTTCCTGATCTGGAGAACATTGGAGATTGGGCAGACTGGGAGGAAAACAATACCTCCCTTTCCGCCAAACTCTACAACAGCAAATACATTATCAAGTCCAGGGAAGTCGAGATCTGGGATGACAAGTCCTGCATCTACAACAACATCATCTATCCAAAAACGGGTGAGAATCTACCCTGCTTCGGGATGGATTTGATGGGTTTCTTTGATAAAAAAGTCATCATTGTATTTGACTTTCAGCACCCAGTAGAAAACTATTTGTTTTCTCATCCAGATCTACCAAAAGCGGAAGGAACATTTAGATTCTTTGAACCTGGCAATCACTTCTCTGAGAATGTGTTTGTTCGCAAATGCACGATGGATCAAGTCAATGATTACCTTGATGACTTTGCTGCCTATTTACAAGCATACAAAGAAATGCTAGAATCAAAGAAACCTAGTGGGTTTGCTGTTCATTCTACTTACGGGGATTTCGACAAATATATGAAACGCCTAGATCCTGTAAGTGGATATCTTTCCAGCAAGTTTGGAAAAGAAAAGGCAGAATCACTTGTCAATGATTTTCTTTTCTGTTATGGTTAATTCCTGGAGTTTACTTTACGATACTATGAATGAATCACTCGGTGAGGATGTCTACCAAGACATTTTGAAAAAACCAATCACTTTTGGTGACACTGTAATTTCTGGTGGTGAAGGAACAGATACTATCAGTTTTGGTGCCGCACAACCAGTTCCTTACAATAATTTTTTTGGTATGGGACAAGACCACATTGCTTTCACTGGATCTCACGTAAGGGGTGGATATAGTGATGATACTATTACTTTTAACTTGAATATGTCTGAAAAAACTGATCGTCGATACAAGTACAGTGAGGATCGCATCCTTAAAGAACTGACCGATTATATTTCTGCAACATACAATCAACACTATTCTTCTGGTGATGATAAAATTCAAACGCTTGATCTGATTGAAGCTTGTGGTGATGGTGAATCCTTCTGCCGTAGCAACATCCTTAAGTATGCCTCTCGCTATGATAAGAAAGGCACCGCCCGTCGTGATATCATGAAGATCCTGCATTACGCAGTTCTCCTGCTGCACTTTAACGACAAGAACGCACAACGAGAAACCTACCCCCAATGAATCTGAATCTCAATACTATGAAACTATCTGACAATACCCTGACCATTCTGAAGAATTTTGCAGGTATTAACAACTCTATCCTTGTGAAAGGTGGCAATCGACTTCGCACTATTTCGGTTGCTAAAAACATTCTTGCTGAAGCAGATATTAAGGAAGAGTTTCCCCGTGACTTTGCTATCTACGATCTCAATCAGTTTCTGAATGGTTTGAGTCTTCATAGCGATCCTGATCTTGATTTCAAAGAAAGTTCTTATTTGAGTATCAAAGAAGGTAAGCGTCGTGTGAAGTACTTCTTTGCAGATCCAAACGTCATTGTTTCTCCTCCCGAAAAGGAAATCAATCTTCCCACTCAAGATGTTTGCTTCCAACTTGATAGTGCTTCTCTTGAGAAACTTGTCAAAGCAGCTCAAGTTTATCAACTTCCTGATCTCTCTGCTATCGGTGAAGCGGGTGTAATCAAACTGGTTGTTCGTGATAAGAAGAACGATACTTCTAACGAGTATGCAATCGTTGTTGGTGAAACTGACAAAGAGTTTGCATTCAACTTCAAAGTCGAAAACATCAAAATTATTCCTGGTGCTTATGACGTTGTTGTGTCTTCTAAACTTTTGTCACAGTTTACCAACACCAAGTACAATCTGACCTATTATATTGCTCTGGAACCAGATTCTACTTTTGAATGAAAACCTTCACATTGATGAGGATTGTAGGCAGCATTGGAGTCATTGTTGCCTACTTTGTAATCCTTCATATTAATGTTCTTGCAGGTGTGATAATCAACTTTATCGCAGACCTGATTTCAATCCCATACTTTGCAAAGACAAAAGCGTGGGATGTTGTTATAATGTTATCGTTCTTACTGGCAATCAGTATCAGCAAACTTTTATCATGAGTGATTTTATTTGGGTTGAGAAGTATCGCCCCAAAACTATTGAAGAGTGTATCCTCCCTGAATCAACCAAGAAAACCTTTCAAGAGTTTCTAAACAAGGGTGAAATCCCTAATATGCTTCTCGCTGGTCCTCCTGGTATTGGTAAGACCACAGTAGCGAAAGCACTGTGCAATCAACTTGGAGCAGACGTTTATGTCATCAACGGATCCGACGAAGGTCGATTCTTGGATACTGTCCGAAACAATGCGAAAAACTTCGCTTCGACCGTATCACTTACAGCAACTGCTAAACACAAAGTCATCATCATTGATGAGGCAGATAACACGTCCAACGACGTACAACTCCTCCTACGGGCGTTTATTGAGGAGTTTGCTGGCAACTGTAGGTTTATCTTCACCTGCAACTACAAAAACAAAATCCTTGAACCCCTCCACAGTCGATGCGCCGTTGTCGAGTTTGGAATCAAAGGAAAAGATCGTCAGACCATTGCCGCACAGTTCTTCAAGCGTCTCCAAGAAATCTTGGATGCAGAAGGTGTTGAATATGATAACAAGGTCCTGGTAGAACTTGTCAACAAACATTTTCCTGACTGGCGTCGTGTTCTTAATGAAATTCAGCGATACTCGGTTAGTGGAAAGATTGACTCTGGTATTCTTGCTACTTTCTCTGATGTCGCTGTAAATGAACTCGTCAAAAACCTCAAGGAAAAAAACTTTGCGGAGGTTCGTAAGTGGATCGTTTCTAATCTGGATAACGATACTACTGTACTTTTGCGTCGTATTTACGATGCTTGTTACTCATCCCTTACCAACGCTACTATTCCTGCTGCTGTGCTTATTATTGCTAAGTATCAGTATCAAGCTGCCTTCGTAGCAGATCAGGAAATCAATATGCTTGCTTGTCTAACCGAAATTATGGTGGAGTGTGAATTCAAATGATTAATGTAAAACTGTTTCGTATTACTACTGGTGAGGAAGTAGTTGCAGAACTTATTTCCGAAACTGAAAATGAGGTTACTGTTCAAAACGGTCTCGTTGTTCTTCCAACCAATACTGGAGTTGGATTTGCACCTTGGGCAACTGTGATCAGCAAAGAAAACCCTGAACTTACGGTTTCCAAGAAGCACATTGTTTATGTGGCAGAAGTCCAAGATGACGTTGCTCAAAAATACAATGAAATGTTTGGCAGTAAATTAGTTACACCGACGCCTAAAAAACTCATTGTATGATCATGAAAAATAAAAAAACCAAAGCATTAGCACAAATGAAATCATCTCATTATTACATCTTTTGGGGTATTTGTACTGTAGGAGTTATTCTTGGTCAACTTTATGTTGGTACTGGATACCGAGTCATGGCAGAAAGTGTAAATAAACTTACATATAGTCTTGTTTCTGAACTGGAGGAACCGCGTGGGACTACTGAATATCGATAAAACTAAACTGGTGGAACCAAAAGTGAAAACAACACCAGAACTTGTAAATGAAGCAAATGAAGCACTGTTTCGTGCTAAAATGACTCTACCTGCTGCCGCAAAACATTGTGGTATGACACAGAAAGAAATGAAGATGACTTTCTGGGAATTTTTGAAGTATCATCCTAAAGATTATGAAGTCCCTGAAAACACCGTTACGTTACCCAGGGGGTAAGTCTCGCGCTTGTA